TTGCTTGACCGCGAGCAGTCACGAAAAAAGGGCGCCCGAAAGCGCCAGATGCGCCGTCGCGCACCGAAACGATGAGAGTAATCATTGTTGTTCGTATGTCCGTTTTAGGGTTGATAAGCGCGCTTGCGCGACTTCTTCGCGCACAGTGAGCCTTAGATGATGATTATCAGAAGCGAAACGTAGAGCCGTTGCGGCTCGTTCTTCCTTTACCGCTGCGATTTTGTCGGGGTCTGTTTGTTCCTTTCGTCGATCGTAATATTTCGGGACAGGGTACTTTCGTCCGTTGTGGACGATGAAGTCTCCGTTGTAGGCGTCGTCGCTGTACTTTTCGAGCCAAGTTGCACCGATGCCAGGACGCAAAGACATCCGGATAAATTCAGGCTCAATAGCAGTAACAACGCCATCCGCGTCAACGACGCGGTAATGAAGGTCCGCATCAGGGCCGGTCCTTTTTTTCAAGATGTAACGAGCACAGTAGCCAGCGGTTTGAAGGTTGACGGGTCCAGCGGTAACGAGACCATGACCCCACAGCTTTTCAAGCGTGGCGGATTTGTACAACCGTTTCTGATCATTGAGCGACGACAAGGGCTGAACATCGGGCAGGCGCAGACCGAACAAGATAGCGTGAAAGTGTGCTCGGCTGAACTGCTCGCCATATTCACCGACGCAAAAAAAACGCACGGAACCATGCGCTTTGCGTAATCGCTTCATGAAGAGTTGAAAATCCCGGTACCGCAGCGACACCGGGGCGTTCTCGTAAGTGAGCGTACAAAACCAATTGGGCGTGCTCTGGGAGGCCTCGTGCAATATCCTCAAGGTCCACTCGCGCGACCGCCGAATGCGGCACCCGATGCAATGACCGCAAGGAATGGTTAGCTCCGAGTCGGCCGTCTTTGTCCCTCGGAAATAAAAACCCCCGTCGGGGGAGGTGTACCCGTGCAGGGGGTTGAAGCATGGCACTACAAGCGCCAGCCACCGCGCATCGGGCCACGGAGGTTGGCAGCTTTGGTGTGGGAAACGTTGTGCCGGAATTTCTTAGCCGAACGTTGCTTATTGACCGCGCTTCGCCTGTAACTCATTGATTTTCCTCAAGTTGGGGGTGGGGGAGTAGTGACACAGCAGAGCTGGTGTCACTGGTGCTATCTACATCAAGATATTCAATAGCACCGTTACGCAGGGGTTGTAAAGAGAAAGATGAGAAGAGGATGAGATTCCCCGCGATTTTTGACGACTTGACCACATACCCACAGGCTCTTGCGCCTAGGGGGCGCGGCCTGTGGATATGTGGACAAGTCTGCATAGGAGCCTCTAGGAGGCGTTTTAAGTCCCGGTAGCTACCGGGGTAGCGGCCGGGGCGGTAGAAGGGCTCTCAGCCGGTTTTAGAAGCTTCCAGAGCCCAATTTCCTCGCCCTTGGCCGCGTTTTTAGGATTCTCGACAAATTCGAGAAGTTGTTGAGGGTCGTTCTTGAAGAACTCCCGAATACCAGAAGGGAGTTGCATAAAGTTTTCCTCAGCAGAACGCAGTGCGTCTAGAGCCGTCTTGTAGTCCGTTACTTGCGAGAAGTCTTCGTAACGAGGTTGACGGGCTGACATAGGAAGAAGGCCTGTAAGGCCAAAGTTTTTAGCAATAGTGTTGATATCAGTTTCCTGAAGAAACTGTTGTTGAGTTTTCGAGGGTCCAAGACAGAAAAGACCGCTTGCAAGGGAAGCGGCTTGAGTGTCGTAGTTGTAGGCAGTACGGAAGCGAGCGAGAGGTTTCATCGCGTGTAGTTCCTGTTAGTTGAGAAAGAGCGGCCCTTACGGGCCTGAATGGCATCCATGATCGCCTTGATGGGAAGCCCATCGGCTAAATCTTTCGAGCCGTAGCGAAGATTCGAGAGATTGCCCTCCAGAAGTTTTTCGTATTGCGCCTTATTGAAGCTTTCGGGAAGCATGAGGCGCCGTAGTTCCGAGTCCGACTTACGTTGAGAAACGTCCGCCTCGAAGGTTTGCGTTTCCCGCGCGTTTTGCCGGATTTTGAGCTGGATGTCCTGAATCAGCGATTCCACGGTTTGCTGTATCTGTTTCGTGCTCGCGTGGGTTTGTTGGACGTCCTCCAAGCGCTTAAGAATATCGACCTCGCGTAAATGACGCTCGACGTCGGTCAACTCCGTTTGCGCATTGGTTTGCTCCGTGGCCGCTTGCATCTGCCGGACCTCGGACATGAGCCGGTAGCCTTGCGCCGCGGACGCAACCGCAGCGCCCGCCTCGTTTTGCACCGATGCCGTTACGCCAGAAGCCGACGCGCCCGAAGGCGCGGAACCCGCGGGCGAACTTGCGCCGCCCTGTGAGTACCCAAGCATAGGATTCAATCCCGCCGCTTTAAGGTCCGCGACGTTGCGCTGTTGTGCCGTAGAAGACATCCGCTCTTGAAATGCCATCTGCTGCTCAGCGCTTTGCCGCTGAAAGTCCATCTGCTTTGCCGCTTGTTGCGCCGAAAAGTTTTGCGCTTGATTGGCGAGCTGAATATTCGTCTCGTTGGCGGATTGCTGGCCGAAATAATTGGCCGCGCCAGGGGCAACTGCCCCAATGGCGGATTGCCAGTCGAAACCCGGTCGCGACCCGAACACACTGAAGTCCGGAAAAGACCAGCCAGAATTCTGGCTGGCCGTTGGGTCGAAACCGGGCCCCCCGAGTTGCTCGGGTTGACCACCCCCAAAGAGTCCGCCAAGAGCGGACACCCCCTTTCCGATGAGACCGCCAACGCCGGGAATAAACGACGCTAACGAAGCCACCGGAGCGACATATTTCAGGGCTTTTTTAAGCCCACTCCCGATTTTCTTAAAGAAGCTCATCACGTGAGCCTTAGAAGTGGTCGATCAGACCGGGAGCGGAGTAAGCAGGAAGCGGGCGCGCCGCGCGACACGTGAAGAACGTATCGCAGATCAGCTGCTGCCCTTGAGCCTCCGCACCCACTGCCAGAACACGCTCAAGCGGGGGGTTTTCCTGAATGAACAGGTCCACCAGTAGGGGGCGATTGGCGAAGCGCTGTGCAAGGTGCCAATTGTCGATCGTACCCGCACTCGTGGAGCGGAACAGGCCAGTGATCTTGGAAGGATTGTAACGATACTCAGACCATCGCTCTTGATATCCAAATGCCGTCTCATCGTCCGGATCTCCTGTGCAGAAAATTTCCTTGGAAAGAATCGCTTGCTCGCCAAGCATGGCGAACGCCGGAAAGTAATAGTCGTAACGAGTCTTCCGCGACCACATCTTCCGCAAGCCCTGTTGATACGTCAGATCGGCCCGAACCGACAGGAGACCGATAACCATTCCGTGCTCAGTAAACGATTGCGTAAACCCGTGACCGTTAGCGAGCGAGGTACCCATCGCCGCGAGTGTGCCAAGCGGAGAAGTACCGGCATCGGTTGCCGACGTTTGGGCGACCGGATTAAGCATGATCGGAGAAGTACCGCCGCCAAGATACTCAGGCCGTTGCAGCCTGGCGTCAGGACTAGTGACCCCAAAGTGCGCTTTGATGATTTCCGTATAGCGCGTACCACCTCGAGCATCCCGTTCCAGAAGCTTTTGCACCGCGAAGGATTGCCGAAGCTGATTGATGGTCGCCGCCGTTGCCTGAGACAGATCGGCATAGAGCGACGGATTCGGATTAAGCCAGGCGTTCGAACCGTTAACTTGAAGCTGGCCCCCCGTACCCGTTGTCACATCACCCGGAGTCGAAATAATCGACGAAGCAGAATCAAAAAAGTTTTGCGGGCCCGCCAAAGGACGAACGTAGATCGGTGCTTCCGTCCCAATCGGAACGCTCACCGAATCACCTTTCTGCGGCCACGGCAGCGCCGAAGTGAAATAGTCGTGGCGCTTGCCCCGTTTCAGCAGCTTGTAATCGGTCGGGTTATCCGGTCCGTCACCGCGCGTAAGGACAGGCCTGTCCTGAAGGTTCTGATCGCGGAACCACTCTGACCAAATGAGGTTATAGGCCCGCAGCCACAAAGAAGAATGGGTCACCCCGCGCGCCGAGTCAACTTGCCCGACCGTCGGAAGTCCCATGTGATCTTGCAAAGAACCAACCGCCCAGCCACCGACCGGGCTCGTGATCTGCGGAACCGTAAAGTCGATCGACGCATCCGGGTCGAGCTGTTCACCCATGAACCGTTGCCAGTTATCCCAAACCAAGCGATTCGGCACAAAGAAGAAGAACGAGTCCAGATACAGGTTATCCATCACCGGAAAGATCGGTGTAGCCAAACGCGCGAACGCAGTCATTCGCAAATTGAACGTATCACCCGACAAGACCTCATCACAGTAAATCGGGATCAGATAGCCAGCATCAAAAGTTGTTTTATGCGCGTGTTCGATCAGAAATGACGACCGCGGGATATCGGCCCGCGGAACCATTGAGAAGCGATGAACGTCAACCGACTTGTTCCGATGCATTGTTAGCTCCTGGGCGAAAGGGCATCTTTACCGCGAATCAGAAGTTCGGGCTGTACGCCAGTAATGCGCCCCTCGTTGTCATCGAAGGAACCCATCAGGTACAGATCAAAGTCTTCCGGATGTTTGTGCAAATCGTTGTTCTGGTCTGCACGATTAACCTCGTCCTGAAACGACCGAATTGCTTGACCGCGAGCAGTCACGAAAAAAGGGCGCCCGAAAGCGCCAGATGCGCCGTCGCGCACCGAAACGATGAGAGTAATCATTGTTGTTCGTATGTCCGTTTTAGGGTTGATAAGCGC